GCGCGGCAGTGTTCATAAAATTGGAAGCCTGACCAAACTGACCCGGTGTCTGCATACCAGCAATTTGGTTTTGAAGGTTTTTCTGCTGCTGCGTAAACCCTTCGAGGCGGTCACCCCCTTGGTAGATAGGCATATTCGTACGCAAAAGACCCTGCGCACCTTGCATAAGGGTGTTATAATAAGGCTGCTGGGCCGCACCGATATTCGATGTGGTCTGAATAACATTCTGTGTAGTAGTCTTAGAAGCCATTACAAATACCTACCTTATAAATCATGCCAGCCCATGGCGCAGTTTGCTATCCTGACCACGCTTTGCTTTCTTGCGGGCCGCGTGTGCCTTGTTCATAAGTGAGTATAGTTTATCAGTGCCGCGTTTGCTGCTGCCTTTTCCTATACGCTTAACTGCTTCTGGCGGAAACAACACTTCATCGCGGGCTACACGTGCTTCCTGCTCACCTCCAATACTTGCGCGTATCGAGTCGCTTACCCCGTCACCCGGTCCTTGCAGTGGGCGTCCGCCCATGCGGGAGAGAAGCTCCATACCTGCGTTGCTGCTGCCGTTACCAAGTTCAGATACTGTGCGAGCGTCAACGACAAACGAGCCATTCTGCATATCGACCGCGCCACCATCGGCATAGCCTGCATCTTCTTCATTAGGGTCAATACCGCCCATGTAGGTAACTGGCCTGAAGTCGTACATGTTCTGGCCCTTCTTGGCCTTCGGATTTAGCACTGGCTGCATAATCTGTGTACCGCGCACTGTGCTGGAACCGGGCTGTACTAGCTGACCCATAGTGTTATAGATTTCAGGCATACCTATTGCAAAGTGCCTGCGCTGCTTAGATGACGTAGGGTCTCCAAGGTCCATGATTTGCTTGCGGTCCTGTGCATAGTACGGACCTTGGTACGAGTTATCAATCTGACCATCCGGTCCCGCCGAACCACCTGACGGCGTCATCGCGCCGCTAATACCCTGCATAAGACCGGAAGCAGCCATCATAGGCGCGGCTTTACCGATAATACCCCCGGGGAGACCTGCTCTTGCAGTATCACCAAACCGTTGAGCAACCCCAGCTAGACCCTTTTTAGCCGCAGCTTGGGTCGCACCTTGTGCTGCTTCCGCGCCCATAGAAGTAGGTACGCCCGCTGCTGTCCGCGCTGCGGTAGAGGCTCCTTGCTCCGCTGCAAGTTTTGCCATCATGTCAGGCGCAGTCATAGCACTGTTTAGTGAAGCACCTAGAGTACCAGCTTGTGAACCAGCACCGACGGACCCAAACTTCGTAGCAAACTGCTGAGCAAGCTCTGGGCTGTTAAGATAACTTGATATCTGAGCAGGTGTAAAAGCACCTGCACCCATATTGGCACCGAAGATACCCGGGTTCTTGCTAAGCGCCCCAAACCCAGTTTTCGAGATGGAGCCACCCAGACCCACGCCACCAGCAAGCGAAGCACCGCCATAAGCTTGGAGACCAGCCATCAGACCTTTCTTAAGGCTACCTGTTTTAGCAACGGAGCCAGCAGCAACAAGGCCAGCAGCAAGAGGGGCACCGACACCAGTCGCCGTTAAGGCCGCGCCTATGAGTGTAGGAATAAGCTTCTTGAGGAAACCAGCTTCAGGTAATCCCGTCTCTGGGTTGATTGTAAGTGAGCCGCCATGCGCCATAGCCAGACCCTGAAGGCTGTTAACCTCACCGGGTGTCATGTGGACAAGCATAGAGTCTTCATCACGACCCATACTCTGTAGCTGTTGCGCCATTGGATTAGTCGTCACAGACAAGCCACCTTGCGAGGGCAGGCCACCAGACATCCCCGGAACCTGCTGTCCAAGCACGGGAGGGTTGCCGACCGGGGGTTGCCCAGTGTTCATTTCTGCGTATGTTGGCGGAGCAGCCTGTACGTCCATTGCGATATCCTACCTTATACCTACGCTTATAGCACCAATTTAAACAGAAGTCACGGTCTGCCATGCAGACCCGCTATAAACACATAACTTACCTAATGTTGTATCAAATACTACCCATCCCGCGCTAGGGGTAAGCGCATTTTTTTCTGTGGTAGTCACGTTCTTTGCAGCAAATATACCCCCAACAAAAAGGTCGGCTGTATATTGCTGCGCATTATTGGGGGCACGGGAATCTAACTGTGAGAAGTAAGTTTCCAACACACGGATAACCTGCCGTATATACTGCGCATCGTACTCCGATGGAGGGTTGGGTAGTGGCGCGGCTTTGAATTTGTCGAGAGCCATTAGCGCCGCCCATCCGGACGTGCATCGAGGCGGGGTGCACCAAGCTGCCATTGGACACCGAGAGTTTCAGACCTAATCTTAAGCGCCATTTGACGTGCTCGTGCGCGCATGAAGACCTGATCGGTATAGGTACCAACTGTGGTCTCGATAACGCGTTGTGTATCAGCAGGGTCAGCAGAGAAGCTAGACCCCGGGAAGTTGCGTGGGCGTACGGTGAACGTGACCTCGGGGGATGCAGCAGTCGAACCTTCAAAGCCGACGTCAGGCAGTATACGCCGGGTCAGCATGAAGTTGTCACCATCATCGAGGTCGAAGTCAGACGATTGGATATAGCTGTCCATTGGGTCAACATCGTCGTCGATACCGTCTTCGTGGTTATAGATATAACCATCACCAGTAGTCACCACACCATCAGTAACTGTAATTGGTGTATTCGCAGCCTGCGGATACTGGCGGATCGGCGTATCGAGCCAAGCCGTGCGGTCAATCGTGCCGTAATACCAGATGCGTTCGAGGTGGTTATAGATGACGTAAGCGTTGTTGTAGTCGCTGTCAGCCGTTGGGTAGAACCACCAGACTTCGTTCCACTGCTCATTGGTGCCGCAAACAATCTGGTCGGATTGGTCGAAGTTGATGTTGTTGAACACGTGGTTACGCAGGGTGCAAGGCAGCGTCTCGACGCGACCGGTGTAGGCATAGAACTTATCCTGCCCCATCCAGTAAGTGATGTTTGCAGCCGACGCCATGGAGCGCGGCGAGGCAACCGAAATGTTGTCCGCGTATTCCTGCAAACCAAATACGTCAGTCGTGCCGAGGAACTGAAGCGTGTAGAGGTTGGTGTCAGTCCAAACCAAGATTTCCTGACGTGTTGGCAGTGCGCGCACGATACGCGAGCCACGTGAGACGCGTAGGTCACCAGCAGTGTTGGTCGTAGAAGGCGTCCAGTCGCCCGGAGTATCTTGGTCAGCCCAGCGAATCAGCAACGGGTCAAAGTCAGCCGTGCTCGTCGAACCAAACGGCACCGCACCAAAAGCGATAAGATGCTTGTCCTGCTGCGATACCAGCAACTGCATAACCTGCACAGGGACGGAGGAAGCCGTATAGCCTTCATCTGATGCGTAGTCTTGCAAAGTTATAGCGTGCGTAGCCAGCGCAGTCTGTGGGTCGTCCGTTGAACCGCGAACCCACCAATAAGGCGCACCGTTGCGAATGTTCATCACAAGGTCGTTGTCGAAGTTGTCGAACCACCAGTCACGTTGCGGGAGGTTGATACCGCCCGTGGTGCTACCTAAACCCCAAGCGTCACGCCCCCAAGTACCTGCACCCCAGCCAAGACCCGCGATTGTGATGGCGTTGCCCGGTTCGATCTCAGCCTGCACAGTGTATCCTGAGCCGGTTACGGAGGTAGTTGAAGAGGCCGCAGTATCTACCGTAAAGGTAAATTCGTTTGCACCGGTCTTGGTAATTGTGTGCGTTGTATTCAACTCGGTGATAGGGATGCCGCCAAGAGCAGATACGAACCCAGCTACAAGTACAGGCTCACCCGTTACGAGCCAAGATGGAAGCGCAGTGGTCGTCGTAACCGTGACCACAGCCGAGGTGTTGGTCACCGCAAAGGTATTGGACCCAGCAAGCGCTTCGCCAAACGGCGTGATATCGTAGTAATAGCCACCGTTCTCGATATAGGCTTTGGTGTCGGTTCCAAGCGCCAGCAGGTTATCGTTGAAGGATGTAATCCAGTTCCACATCTGGCGGCATACACCGTCGAATGCATTAGGCGTAGGTTTTACCCAACCACCAATCTTCTCCGGATAGCCTGAGCGAAACCTGATTTTGTCGCACTCGTACCAGCCACCCTCGTTCGAGTAGTCGGTCTGGTCGCGGTTCACACCGGGTTTAAACTGGAGTTTGATGAAGGCCATTAGAAGCTAGCATCCGCGTTAAGGCTTTCAGTTGCGGTATAGACAGGCGTGGTGGTGCCTACCCGACGAACCGAAATATCCAAGGTTGTGGTCAAGTTTTCACCTATACCCGCATCAAGCCGCCAAGTCTGCGTAGTGGATAAGGCAGTCCATGAGTTTAAGGTACCTACAGTGAGCGTCGAACCTGTCGCAGTTGCATAGACTTCGTAATTAACCGCTTCACCTGTAGGTGTACACCAAACAGCTGTTTGGGAAGTACTTGCCCCTATGATTTCATTCTCTATACCGCCAGACGTAAGTTGGTATCCTGCGGAAGCGTTGCTCGCTCCACCTGTAAAATCTAGTATGGTTAGATTAGACAGGAAAATAGTGGCGGGGTCTCCCACAGCACCCAGTAACGCCATATGGATACCACTCATTAGCTGACCCCTGCACCGGATATGATAGCCTCGGTTGCGCTATTGAACCAAACAGTTGCCATGCCTCGTGCAGCTAGTGTGCGGTTGCCAGTGTTCGTTGTGCCAGCCTGCCGGAGCGTTGAAACGCCAGCCGTGATTGTGATCGACGAAGCGCTATCGTTGTAGATTGAGACCGCATCACCCGCAGCGAACGTGCTGTTGGGGATTGTAATACCCGCAGTGACCGCAATACACTTACCAACATCACCTGTGGTAGCAGTACTACTTGTCGTAGAACGAGGGATACTGCGATATCCGATAACAACGCTGTCAATCGTAGCGCCCGATGCAACCGAAGTGACCGAGCCACTAAGTGTGATGTTACCTGAACTTGTAACAGTACCAGAGAGTGATAAGCCGTTTGCAGAGCCAGTACCACTCACCGAAGTTACGGTACCGGTGTTGCTTGTGTAGCCGCTAGGGTTGGACGCAGGGTAAGCGCCCAAAGCGGTCAGTGCGTTTGCTGCTGTAGTAGCCCCTGTGCCGCCATTGGCAATAGGGAGCGTGCCTGTGACCTGAGTGGTTAGGCTGACGCCAGAAAGCGTACCGCCAAGGGTAAGCGAACCAGATGATGTGACAGTACCCGTGAGGGTGAGACCATTGACGGTGCCCGTCCCGCTAACAGAGGTGACCGTGCCAGTACCAGTGCCTACCCCGATGGCTGTGCGGAAATCGGCTGCACTCAAAGCAGAAACCGTGTTGTCCGCGTTGAACCGTGGGAACGTAACCGCGCTGGGGTTGGTGATTATGAAGAGGTTGTCGCCTAGCGTGGTCGAACCAAGGGCCGTGCGTGCACCGCCAGCAGTCGTAGCCCCTGTGCCGCCGTTGCCAATGGGTAGCGTGCCAGTAACCGCAGAAGTAAGGCTGACACCAGAAAGTGTACCACCAAGGGTGAGTGAGCCAGACGAAGTGACCGTACCGGTGAGCGTGAGGCCATTGACCGTACCTGCGCCCGCTACGCTAGTAACTGTACCAGTGGTCGAGCTGGTACCCGCACCGATTGCACTACGGAAGTCCGCAGCATTTAGGGACGAGACCGTATTGTCCGCGTTGAAGCGCGGGAAAGTAACCGCACTTGGGTTGGTGATTATAAAGAGATTGCCACCGAGTGTTGTAGCTCCGAGGTTAGTCCGTGCGTCCCCAGCAGTCGAAGCGCCTGTGCCGCCATCGGCAACGGCAAGGTCAGTGATACCTGTAATTGAGCCACCGCTGATGGTGACAGAGTTTGCGTTCTGCGTGGAGATTGTGCCAAGACCAAGGTTAGTTCGTGCACCCGAAGCAGTGTTGGAACCCGTACCGCCAGAGGCGACTGGCAGTGCGGTGCCGAGCGTTAGCGACGTGAGGTGGGTAGTGGCATCCACTACGTCCGTGCCGTTATTGTAGACCCACATGGTCTTACCCGCAGGGACGGTGATGCCGTTACCAGCAGAAGTCTTGACTACGATGCTATCCGCGCAGTCGTTCTGCACGATGTATGGCTTCTCGATGCTGGGAACCACAAGGTTGCGGGTCGAGCCGCCAGTTGTGCCAGTGCAGCGCAAACGCATATTACGCGCCGTCTGCGACGTGTTGCTGTTGGATAACGTCAGCGTGACGTTGCCGCTCGAGAAAGTGACGTCCGCAGAACCGACGATGGCCTCTTCGATTGCCGTGCCAAGGTTGACGTTCGTGACGTCGCCCCACGTGGTCGAGTTCTCACCCGTGGTCATTAACTGGATTTTGAGATTGCTATACGTACTTGCCATCTTCGTTCCTTACGTCGGTATCTGAGTCCAGACTACTGTATTTCCATCGTTAACTTGTACCCAGTCAGGTGTTTGGTTATCGTTGATCTGCTGCCAAATAAGCGGGCTAGTGACATACCCAACAGCCGAAACCCCTGTTACGAATACCTTAGTACCCAAGCTTAAACTAACAGTGCCAATAAATCCAGAGGCAGAAACACCTGTTACGGTTGCACCAGACCCAGCAGCTACTGTAGCAGTGCCAATAGACCCTGTGGCCGAAACGCCTGTTAGGGTTACACTACCTTTAGCGGCGACTGTTGCTGTACCAATCTCGCCAGTGGCAGAGACGCCTGTTACAGTTGTGCTAGCTTTACCCGATACAGTGGCTGTGCCGATAGACCCAGTGGCGGATACTCCTGTGGCATTTATAGTGACGGTTACAACAGCGGCAGCAGTGCCGATCTCCCCAGTAGCCGAAACGCCTGTGACCGTGACATTAGCGTTAGCAGCTACGGTAGTGGTACCGACAGACCCGGTGGCCAAAACGCCTGTAGGGACAACACTTGTACCGAGAGAAAATGTAACTGTGCCTATAGACCCGGTAGCCGAAACGCCTGTTACGGAGAAATTAGCTACCCCAGAGACAGTGGCAGTGCCAATCTCTGCTGCGCCTGTAACCCCATTGAGGTCTGCGATAGCTCCGGCAGCTACAGTTACATCGCCGATAGAACCGGTGGCAGATACCCCCGTTACGGAAAAGTTGGCCAAACCAGAGACAGTGGCAGTGCCAGCACTGGCCGAAGCCACAACACCGTTGACGTTGGTGTTCTGAGCACCAACAACCATAACGACGCCGATAGAGCCAAAAGCTTCTACCCCGCTAACAGGTACGGGAGTAACTGAACCGGCGCTAACATTACCTACAGCCGTTGAGCCGGTAACCCCATCTAGGAATACAATAGACCCAGCAGCTACATCAGCGGTACCAATCGACCCAGTGGCTGAAACGCCAGTAAGGGTGACACTGGCTATACCCGTGGCGTCTAAGGTGCCGACAGCCCCAGTGGCTGAGACGCCAGTGACACTTACATCAATCGATACAGTGCCAAGACTGGCGAACGGTGCAGCCGCGAAGGAGGTGAAACCAAACATGTATAAGCCCCCTCCTTCGCTTCGCTACGGGTTAAATATTACCTAACTTCATTATTGATTGCATTACGCACCGTCATACCAAGGACAGCCGTAACAATCAGTTGAGCTGCCTCCATAGCACTAGCATCGCCGACGAGGTAGCTAGCAATAGCGCCAACAATGCCAAGGGCACCAACGATGTAAGTTTTCTTGCCTTTAAGTTTACCCATAATCAATCTCCTGTTTCTTTAAGCCACGCCGCCACGTCAAATGACGGACATGCTTTCTTCCACTCGTTGGGTTCGATTTTACCGTCCCCATCTAAGTCCGGTGACCAGTCGCGGTGTCCACGAATGATAATACCCGGGTATCGACTCTTATACGTTCTAATGAGCGTAAGAAGCGACTTCTTTTGAATATCCGTACGGGTGTCCTTGGGGCGCTTCATGGTCTTGTCCATGCCCCCAACGTAACAAATACCGATGTTACCACTGTTAGCTTTACCGACGTGCGCACCTCTTTGGTCATCGCGCAGGGTGCGGTGCATAGAGCCATCTAACTCAACCACCCAATGGTAGCTCGTCTGACCAAACTTGGCTTTATCCCATGCCGTGATCTGCTCATGCGTAACGTGCCGTCCTTCCGGCGTGGCCGCGCAGTGGATTGTAAGGTATTTAACAGGGCCAAGACTTGCCATTATTTAATTTCCCGCTAAAACTTTGGACCCTATATCCCTAACACAAACATGTACATCACGCTAGTCCTATGGTAGCAGTTGAGGTTTCTCGGTCTAGCGTAAGCACTCCGTCACAGCACACAGACCAGTCTTCACCAGTTTTAGCCCCGTAGCTGGGCACATTGATTACTACATGCTTGACGAGATATTCTTTGTCGTCCTCGAATACGCGCCAGACATGGTCTACCGACCCACGGTTTTTCATTCCCCGCGTCGTGTTAAACCGTATCCGGAAGTGCGCCATCAGACCACCTCTGCTGTGTCAGGGAACTCAAGCGGCGCTACATACGGACGTGTGTGGATGTTCATATGGATGAAGGTAAACGGCTTTACCGATGGGTTTCGGGTAAAGCTATGCGCAAGCCACGAAGGCGTGAACATTAACGTACCCGGCTCAAGCGTGAAATTAACCATTCTGGTTGCTGTCGTTATCTTGCTGAGATCAGCCTCAGGTATATTCGACGCTATACGCATCGGGCGTGGGTCGTGTATAACTAGCTTTGGCGCGTCTTTCGGGGCTTCGAGAACGTAAAACCCAACAAGGTCGCAGTCGCCGTGATTGTGGTATTCCATGGATGAATATTTGTGATGCTCCTGCACCCACGCCTCTGTAAAGTGCGTGGACAAACCTTCCATCTGGTAGCCCTGTTCGCTCAAAAGATTCCAAGCCGTATTAAGCACGTACGAGAAAAATGAATCTAACTCGGTGCTGTCAAAGAGGCTGGCATGGGCCATCGGGTATATTGGGTCAATAGCACCCACGGCTTTCAGGGCTTTCTTGCTGACTTTCCGCGCAACATCGAGAAACTCTAGCTTCTTGATATTGTATACGGGGGAAGCAAAATATTGCCATTGGTCGAGTATATCACTCATAGAATGTGCCTTATCTGAACGGGGGGCCAGAGACCCAAACCACGATGGTTTTGCGGATTCCGCGTGTAACGGGTGTAACGCGGTGTAATGT